GATCGGGAGTAATTGTTCCTACTGCATATTATAAAATTGTCATTAACAATAAGACAGGCGAATATGCAGGTTGGATGTTCCCCCACGTTGCACCTTATCCTAATTTAGGAAATGATTTAACAAAATATCGTTTACGTGTAGATGATATTAGAAAACAGGCAGGTATTAATTTTGTTACTCCTAAAAAGGGAACAGAACTAGCACCTGGTTCAGAATGGAAAGTTGACTTTGGCAAATTGACCAAAGATAAAAGGGCAAAGTGCGGTAAGAATGACTAGACATTTATTGCATTATGCTATATAATATTGAAATATACTTAAGGAGTTGTTATGTCTTTACTTGACAAATTGAAAAAAAATTCTACCATAAAGGAAACAGAAGTTTTAAACAAATCAAAATTCTTCAATAAGAAGGATATGATTCAAACTTCTGTTCCTATGATTAACGTTGCGCTATCTGGTAGTTTAGAAGGTGGGTTGACCCCAGGGTTAACTGTTTTTGCAGGTCCATCTAAACATTTTAAGACAGCGTTTTCTTTGTTACTTGCAAAAGCTTACATGGACAAATATGAAGATGCTGTTGTGTTATTTTATGATTCTGAGTTTGGCAGTCCTCAGTCTTACTTTGATAGTTTCGGGATTGATACCAATCGAGTACTTCATACACCCATAACAGATATTGAACAATTAAAGTTTGATATCATGTCTCAGATCAATCAAGTTGAACGAGGCGATCATGTTATTATTGTTGTAGACTCAGTTGGCAATCTTGCATCTAAGAAAGAAGTTGATGATGCACTTGAAGGCAAATCTGTTGCAGATATGACTCGAGCTAAACAGATGAAGAGCTTGTTCCGAATGGTCACACCTCATTTAAATATTAAAGATATTCCGATGGTTGTTGTTAACCATACCTATCAGGAAATTGGTTTGTTCCCTAAACAAATTGTTTCTGGCGGTACAGGCATTTACTATTCTGCGGATAACATCTTCATTATTGGTCGCCAACAAGAAAAAGAAGGAACAGATGTTATTGGATATAACTTTATTGTTAATGTCGAAAAATCTAGATTCGTTCGTGAAAAATCTAAGATCCCTGTTGAAGTAACATTCGAAGGCGGTATTAGTACATGGTCTGGTTTGTTAGATGTAGCAATTGAAGGTAAGTTTGTTGTTAAGCCATCTAATGGTTGGTATTCGAAAGTAGACCCAGCAACAGGTGAAGTTGAAGAAAAGAAATACCGTGTCAAAGACACATACACAAAAGACTTCTGGATGCCAATTTTATCATCTAAAGCATTCCGCGATTATATCGAAGGTAGATATAAGGTAGCAGCAATTGACATGGTGGGCACAGAGATGTCTGGAGAATCATTAGACGAGGAATATGAACATGCAAGTCAAGTATGAACCATGGGTAATTAAAACAAATGATCAGGAAGTCTGGGGTATTAAAATTACAGACGGCAAATATAACGGCACATCTTTTTCTATCAATGAATTAGATCAAGATGATGGTAATAAAGATTTGCAATTAGATTATACTGTAATTGCTTCCCCCGAAGGCATGGCAGTTGAAGAGGTCAATGGTCCGGAATTTGAAAAAATTCTAGGTGAGATCATGACAGATATTATTACAAAGGCAGTGGATGAATACGAAAATAGAAAAAGTAATTCTCCAGAATCTGGCGAATGACGATGAGTTTATGAGAAAAGTAATTCCGTTTTTGAAGCGGGATTACTTTATAGAAAATAATGAGAAAATAATTTATGATAAGATCAAAGGCTTTATAGATGATTACAATGCAATACCTAGCAAGGATGCTTTGGTTATTGCTGTTCAAAATGACAAGTCTTTAAATGAGGATCAATATAAAGAGGTCGTAGAATACATTCACGATCTTGATCCAACAGAACATAATAAAGAATGGCTCTATAAAGAGACAGAGAAGTTCTGTAAAGATAAAGCCATCTACAATGCTATTCTATCGTCAATCGCAATCATTGATGGTAGAGACAGCGGTAAATCTGAAGATGGCATCCCTCAACTTCTACAAGATGCACTTGGTGTATGTTTCGACAATAATGTTGGGCATGATTACTTAAACAGTGCAGATAGTCGATATGACTTTTATCACAGGGTAGAGTCTCGCATTCCCTTCGACTTAGATTACTTTAATAAAATTACTAATGGTGGTATGCCGAATAAGACATTGAATGTTTGTTTGGCAGGAACAGGTGTTGGTAAATCTTTATTCATGTGTCACGTTGCAGCATCAGTATTGGCACAGGGCAAAAATGTTCTCTACATTACTTTAGAAATGGCTGAAGAACGTATTGCAGAACGTATTGATGCAAACTTAATGAACATCACTATGGATCAGCTAAAAGAACTTCCCAAGGCATTGTTCGATAATCGTATTGAGAAAATTCGTAACAAGACCGAAGGAAAGTTGATCATTAAAGAATATCCTACAGCTGGAGCACACTCTGGTCATTTCAAATCTTTGTTGAATGAATTACAGCTAAAGAAACAATTCAAGCCAGATGTCATCATTATTGACTATTTGAATATTTGTGCAAGTTCTAGGTTCAAGGGCGGAGCTAATATTAATTCCTATACTTTGATTAAGTCTATTGCGGAAGAACTTCGAGGCTTGGCGGTTGAAGAGAATGTTCCTATTTTATCAGCTACACAGACTACTCGAGGTGGTTATGGAAACACAGATGTTGAATTGACAGATACTTCTGAATCTTTTGGATTGCCCGCGACAGTAGACTTCATGTTTGCTTTGATTTCAACTGAAGAAATGGAATCATTGAATCAACTTATGGTAAAGCAGTTGAAGAATCGATATAACGATCCTACAACCAACAAGCGTTTCGTTATTGGTGTTGATAGGGCGAAGATGAAATTATATGATCTTGAACAATCAGCACAAAAAGGTATCACAGATTCGGGCATCAGACATGAACGTCAAGAAAGACCCTCACCTAAAATAGACTCCCCGTTTGATGGAAACTTTAGTAGTCCTAAAAGAGACTTTTCTAAAATAAGGATATAATATGCAAACACTTTCTAATAGTCGTTTAGGCGGTGGAAATTTAAAAGCAAAAGCAAATGTTGCACCTACATTAGACGAATCCCCTGTTCCTATTGACATTGTTGATTTAAAAATTTTACAAGGACTCGAATCCACTCAAAAGATTGAGAGCCCTAATAACTTAGGAGATCTAACATTTATAAATAAAAGGTAATCCAATAAGGGGAAACTATGATAGTCAAAGTTAACGGAGCTAAAGATAGAGACCTAACGCAACTATTAAAATTAGCGGCAAGTTCTTTTGCTGATAAGCTAATATCCCCGCAATTAGATAAGAACATTACACTAAACATCTACATCAGAGATAAATTAGATGCAGGTGGCTATTGCGATTTTGAGGAAGAAGGATTACCATTACCTAGAACATTCAACATAGACATACAAAGAACAAGAAAGAAAATTCATATGTTTTCTGTACTTGCTCATGAGATGGTGCACCTTAAGCAAATGGCTAAGGGCGAAATGAAGGATAGGTATAAAAAGACAAAATATGTAACTGTATGGAGAGGAGAAACATACGAGGACGATATTTCTTACTGGGATCAACCTTGGGAGATCGAGGCATACGGTTTAGAAAATAGTCTGGTTGCTAAATTTTTAATCGAGCACAACCAATTCAAAAATCTTAGACAGAAACAAAAAGATTGGTTTGTGTATGATGTAGATTATGATTTGAACGAATGATAGGATTTATCATCAAATTCAAACTTAATTATAAGGAGAAGAAGAATGGAAAACATTACATTTACATTTTATGATATCGTGCAAATTATTTTATTATTGAGTGCGTGTTGGGCATGCAAGATTTATGGATACCAACAAGGAATCGGAGATACGGTAGCGTTTTTTGAAGATAAAGGTATTATAGAGCTTACCGACGACGCAGAAATCCGAAAAACTAAAGATTAATAATTAATATTTAATTTTTACCCCAGCAAGGACTGGGGTATTTTTTTGGCAGAAAATGCTTGACTTCTGATACAAACGGTTATATAATAATGGTTCGAATGAGGAAAAGGTTATGAATTTTTCGATAGGTGCAGATATAGAATTGACGACAAAGTGGCGGTCCAATCTTTTGGGTCAAGAGTTCGACATCAAGTCCTTCAAGGGCAAGGTCGTTCCTAATCCGAAATGGCTGGACAAAGACTATGTCTCTCTTCGTACAGGCAATCCGGAATATCCCATATCCTATATTCATAAGAAGTTTATAGTCGGACACACGTTTTCCGAAGAACGAAGTGCTGAGCGCATCTTCCAAGTCAAATCAAAATCATCAGGAAAGATATACAATGTCATTTCTGT